ACGGCCTGACTGGTGGCGATGTAGATTTTGGTTCCAAGGCCGAGAACCGGCTGCGCTGAGGTGGCGACGGTGGCCGTGTAGGTGACCCAGACGGTGGCGCCGGCTTCGCCACTGGGGCAGGTGAGCAGGCCGCCGGAAGAGACGCTGAAACCGGCGATGGCTGCGCCCCCAGCACCCTCGACAGAAACCAGAGCGTATCCGCTGGCGCCGGGGGCGGTGGGCAACTGAACGGTGTACGGCCCAGAGCCGGGCACCTGGACTTCATAAACTGGCATCTGCATGGGGTTTTCCTCCGGAAAACAGGGGTTAGGGATCAGGGGTCAGTGGTCAGCTTAAGGCTGCCGGCGGTTAGGAGGGGTAGAAATGGATCATGTAGTCGGTGGTGGTGCGATAACTGCGGGCATCGTCCTCATATAAATCGCGGGCACTGTCAACAAAGATGGCCGCAACGCGGGTTCCGTCAGGCAATGTGCCCCTGTAGCCCTCAAGGACGGCGCGGATTGCCGCCTGGACGGCCTTGGCGGAGGCGTAGCTGGCACTCTGGAGGCCTCCCGACCAGGTATCGACCTGGAGGCGAATCTGATTGAGCGGGCTGGCACCGCTGAGCAGGTAGCTGGGCACCTCACTGATGACCTGGTAGCTGGCGCAGGGGTAGGTTGGATCCTCGGGCACCAGGACCGGGTAAAAGCGCGCCGGATTGCCGATAAGCGCCTTGACGGCCGCGTTGGCGGCGACCAGAGCCTGAATGCCGTCAGTGAGCATCTAGGCTGCCCCGTCGAGTTCTTCGCAGGTGAGAACCACCTTGCGATTGCGTTCGAGCACGTTGTCAGCGATCTGGATGGTGTAGATGTGATTCTTGAAAAAGATTCGGTCGCCGACGTTAATGGGAACGTTGGTCGAATAGGCCGCGGTGAGCGTATGCCCAACATACGTGCCAGCCACCGTAAGAACGCCGTTTGCGATCGTGAAAGCGACCGGCGCGCCGGCGGCGTCGATCAGCGCGATCGGAGTAAGCAGACAGACGGCCCCAGAGGCCAGCCCGGCAGCCTGCGAGAGCGTGACGGTTGAGACAGCGGGGCTGCCGGCCGTTACGACGGCGAGTGATTCTACGATGCCCTTACTGGGCCAGCGGATGGTGATGCGCACCTGCTTGGCGCTGCTGAACTCGTTTCCCTGAAAGAGCTGCTTGCCGGATAGCTGCTCGATCTTGGCGCGGCAAGTGTAGTAGATGGGCCAGGTATTGAGCGGCTGCCCGGAACTGTCTTGCGCGGAGCTGCGCGAGCCGATCGTAATCTGGTGGCGCAACTCACCGGGATCAATGGCATAGGGAGCGAAGGGCATTGTCAGGCCTGGTAATAGACGCGGTTGCCGTCAAAGCAGCCTTTGACGGTGTAGGGAAGTTCGTTGATGGATGCCGCCGCAACCACCGGCAAACGGTTCTCATACCAGTGCGTGAGGAGCATCAACATACCTTGCAGCGGCAGAGCCGGAAGCGGAATGCCGAGCCACCCTTTGACTCCGGAGACGGTTGCGGATGCAGCCGTGGATAAAGTAGCGTTGCCGTGGCTGTCAATCGAAAGAATCGAAGTAAAGAGTTCGGCCCCGGCAGCGCCGGCGCCGGGAATCGAGAGGAGTTGACCGGCAGCGTATGCCGGGAAGACTGTGCCGGTTGTCACCGAGGCCGCCGACGCGATCGAAACAGCGATCGGCGCACCATAGCCGGCAACATAATCGACCCAGACGCTATCCGCGCGATGCTGCGGGATGGGCCAGCATGGAACCGGCGTGCTGCCATTTGGCGGCGTGCGAAGGATGTGCGCAGGCTCTTTCCAGGGCGAGACATAATAGATGCTAGGATCGAGGGTCTGCTCGACGCCGTTTTGATCGAGATAGTAGATGCCGAGCACGGATTGAATCGGCGAGCGGGAAAGCTCGAATTTGTTATGCTGGCGCGGCTCATAGTCATGGCGCGCGGGAATGTCGTAGATGACGTTATAGGGAATCGGAAGACGCTGCTCGGGAAACCCATCAAAGTATTCGCGAAAGGTGCGCGTGAGATAAGAGCGCGCGGTCCAAAGCTCCGCCTTTTCGCGCACCGCCCGAATCAGCCCCACGATATATTCATCGTCGAGGGTGAAGCTGCAATCAAGCTGGAGCTGGCGCTTGGCCATTTCAAGCGAAAGCGGCTCAGCGGTTGCGTGTTCCGTAATGTCAAGGCCAGCCATTAGTTTTGCTCCGCGAAACAGTTGTCAGGGGTCAGGGATCAAATGTCAGAAAGGAACTTAACTTCCGGAAGTGAGGGTTGTGTAGACCCATCCCGAGCTGCCATAGACATAAAGAACGCCCGTGGAAGGATCGAAGCGCACCGTTCCCAGCGCCGGCGTATCGGATGGAGCTCCGGAGGCTGCCGGCAGAATAGCGGCTGGCAGATCGTCGGCGGCCAGGGCGCGGAAGGTTGGAGCGGCATCGGAACCAGTGACCGGGCCGGCATAGACGAGGTTCTTTGCCTCAACGGCGGGCGCTGGCAGATCGTCGGCAACGAGGGCCCGTTAAGTTGAAGCGCCGGAGGTTCCATCAGCGGGCGTGGCAAGCACCTTGTTTCCCGATCCAATGAAAGGGGCTTGCAACGCAGTGATGCCGGTCTGCATTGCAGAGAGGATGGAATCGAGCAGGAAGAATGCGGTTACGAGCAGCCGCTCGCCAAAGCCGAGTTCATCCTGCGCATCATCGATGGGAACAACAAAATGCTGCGTGGGAGTGGTGCGGGTAGACATGGGTTTTTTCTCCGGAAAAACAGTTGTCAGCGGTCAGAGATCAGGGGTCAGAAAAAATAGTGGCCAGCGGCCGGCCCCCAAAAATGCCGAGGGCCGGCCGGTGCCGGTTGATGGGCGTTTACGCCGTGCCGTAGGCCGGGCTCACAACTTCAACCGTGGCCGCGACGGTGGTGGCGTCGTTGACGGTGGGCCTGGCTTTGGCTCCGTACTGGATGGCGATGACGTTGTCAACGATGCATCCGGTGGAACCGCCGCGGGTGACAACCGGGGTGATGTACCGCTCAAGCGGCTCGTATACGTCGAGGACAACCGCCTGACCGCTGGCCGCGGCGGCAACATCCGCCGTATCCGTGCCCGCCAGATCGGCAGCATCTCCGCCATTGGCGAGCGCTCCGCCCTGGGCCTTGACGCCCGGCGAGCCGTCCGTGACGGTTCCGATCTCCGCAATGAAAAGAACCCCCTCGAAATCCTGCATATCGAGAGTGGTCCCAACGACGGCTGCGGTGCCGACCGTCGTGTAACCGATGACGCGTGTGATTTTGACATTCGGTCCGAGTTGCATTTTGAGGCTCGATTCTGCGGCTTGCGCCGCGAGTGAAAGTGTGGAAGAAGAAGCGCATGGGCACCCGCTCATCGCGATAAGACTGCGATGAACGGGGCACAGCTTCGGGGCCAAGGCATTCCACTATCTGTGAAAATGCCCTAGCTGCACTTGATGCGAACGAAGGCCTCGGCCAGGCCGGGCATTCCGTCCGTTTCAGCGCGGGAGATGAAGCCCACCTGGTTGGTGAGGGCGAAGAGTTCCACCAGGCGCTGGATCTCGATGTCGAGGGCATCGACGATCTCATACTTCGAGAAATCGCCCACGATGCCGATGTACTGCCCGGTGGTCATGGTGTTCGGGCAATACTCCGACATATAGAAAGGCCGGTTGAGGATGCGATCCGGCTCGCCGGCGGAGATGCCCGGCGCCCAGATCCACTGGCCCAGCGTGTCCTTCATCTGGCGGATCTTGCTCACGGTGGTACGGTGGAAGATCCAGGTTGCCTTGGCCTGGTACTGCGACTTGAGCATGTAGAGCGCATTCAACAGGCAATCGCCAGGGCTGACGCTGTTGCTCGCAGCCACAAAGCCGGTTGTGGAGCCCGTGACCACATCGCGCGAGGTGTCAATGCCGTCGGCGGTGGGTGTGAAGACGCCCAGCGGCTGGCCAGCGCCGGAACCGTTCAGGAAGGCATTCTCCTGGGCGATGCCGTTTTTGTAGCCGAGGCGCTTGAGAACCAGTTCCTCGACCATCGGGGTGAGCCGGAGCAGCTTCTTGGAGATCAGAATCTGCTTGGCGAGCGGGTGAGGCCGTAACTCGCGCTTGGCCAGGGTAAGCGCGGTATCCTGCGCCCCGGTACCAAGTTCGGCGGTCCAAACCGGATCGCTCACGTCGGTGAGGCGGGCCGGGATGCCCAGGGAGGCTGCTGAGGTGAGCGTGGTCTTGGTGGCCATACGGCGAATGAAGACCTCGTTGTCGACGATCTCAATGAGGCGGCCAGCGAGCTGCTCGCTGGCGACCAGGTAGCCGCCCTCGGTGGCGGAGTCGGATTGCAGCGCGTTGCGGATCTCCGGAGCGATGCCCTCGGGGATTCCGGCGCCGAACATGGCCGCGCAGAATGCCTCGTGATAGGCTTTGGTTCCGCGAATGGTCTGGCCGGCCTTGAAGCCGCCGGTTGCGTCGTCGCGAACGGGGTCCGCGGCGCCGGGCCGGGTGGAGTGGGCGCTGGCATTGCTCTCGCGGCTCTCCTGCTTTTCGTGCATCAGAATCTCGGCATCGAACGTATCGAGATCGAGATTCATCTTGCGCAGGGTTTCCTGCTCATCCGGAGTGGTCTTTCTCTTTTCCGCTTCGGCTTTGTCGAGGATGGCGCGGGATTGTGTTACGAGGGCCATCCGTTCATCTTTCAACTGAATCGATTTGCGCATTTTGATTTCTCCATGACACAAAAACTCATCCGGCGGCGGCATGAAGCGGCCGTCGTAGGCAAGTTCGCGATACACGGACCCTGGTCCGGAATCGGCGAAATCGGATTGATAGAATGCCCTGTACTTCAGGGTGTGAAGTGGATTAAACTCTTTCATGCAGCGCCAGGCGCTGGCGCGCGATTTCATCGAAGGAATCGGAGGCCGCATCGTCGAGGCTGCCCTCTTCAATATCGATGCCGTGCTCTTTAGCCGCGGCTTTGATGCGCTCGCGGGCCTTGTCTTTCTCGGCCGCGGCGGGCATATCGGTCGAAGACCAGCGCGCGATCGCGTTACGGATGTGCGACTCGGTCTTTTCGTTGGTAGAGAATTTAATCGGCAGCTTCCAATCGGCGTGATCGTCGCTGCCCTGGTAGGCAAAGGCCGACTTTTCAAGATCCTCGCCGTCGACGCGCTTGGTATTCTTTTCTGCGCCATCCATGCGACTGCCCACCTTACCGTCAAAACCTTCGCATTTGCAGTCTTCGGCTTCACAGGCGGTCGAATCGCAACCCTCGCAGTTGCAGCTCAGGCAATCGCCCGAGACACACGAAGCGCAAGGGCAGGTGCAAGCGCTGCCGGACTCGCCGGCGCGCGACCGCGCCGCGCGCTGGCGGAGCTGCTCGGGAACGTGGCGGCAATGGCGCAGGTTGAAGCTCTTGAGCAACGCGCGGGCCTGGGTCGTAGATTCCTCATCCTGATTGAGAATCGCGTCGGCGAATCCGTTCTTGATGGCATCTTGCGCGTCAAGCCAGGTTTCAGCATCCATCAGCTCGGCGATCTGCGCGGCGGTCTTGCCGGTTTTCTTCACGTAGATGCCACCGACAGTCTGCGAGATTTTTTCGAGGGTGTCGGCGATCTTGCGAAACGCCGGCGCATCACCATAGGCCATGGTCATGGCGTTGTGGATCATCAGCATGGCGCCGATGCCAACGTTGACTATATCGCCGGCCATGGCAACGATAGAGGCGGCGGAGGCCGCTATGCCATCGACAAAAACCTCAACCGGCACTTTCTGGGCCCGGATGAGGTTGTAGATAGCCACGCCCTCAAAGCAATCGCCGCCGGGTGAGTTGATGCGCACCGCGATGCGATCGAAGGATCCGGCGCTCTTAATGGCGTCGGCGACGGATTGCGCTGTGACGCCGGTTCCGGTCCAGAAGTTCAGGCCAATCTCGTCATAGATGAGCAGTTCAAGAGTCGAACCGGCCTTGGCGGCGGAGAAAAGGGGCTTGATGGGCGGCTGTTTCACTTTGCGCTCCTCGCGAGAACTGCTTCGATACAGTGGTCAAGTTCAGAATCGGCGTGGATGCCGGGTGTTTCAGCGTTCCATGCGACGGAAATTTGGGCGATTTCAGAGGTATATTCATTTGCAAAAACCTCATTTTCGGGCGATATTTGGCCTAAAAGGCACTGAATCACATTCAAAACCGGCTGCAAAAAGGCTGTTTCAGCGTATTTTGCGCGATCGGCGGGCTTGCGATGCAAAACGCGGCCGGTGGCATCGGCAAAGAAGCGCTGATTGACCTGACGAACGCGGCTTAAAGCCTCTGCGCGGGCCGCAGATGGATCTGGGAGCTGAAGCCGCGCCGCAACGGAAGGCACGGTTGGCTCGTCATCCAGCTCAAGCTCGTCCGTATTGTTTGCATCGTCAACCTTGTCGAGCGGAACCATATTGAGCGGGATAAAGCGCCTATCGCCCCCCTTGACCGGATTGAGACCGTTGTATTCCAAAATATCGTTTGGCGAGAAGGCGCTGGTCTGGAACATTCCATTGCAATAGGCCATGCGGGCAACGGTATCGCCGCGCATCATGCCATTGATGTCGAACTCGACAAAAAGACGCCCTTTCTCACGGGGCAGCAGCAGCGAACGGTTACAGGCCTGCTCGATGCAGGTGAGCCATGGCGCGATGCAATCGCGCAAGAACTCCAGATCCTGATGCTCGATGTTGTTATTGGTGGAGCGGCTCAGATCGCCAATCTTGTGCGGTGGAACGCGCCAGAGCCCGGCCAGGTCGCTGCGCTGAAATTGGCGCGTAAGAACGAATTGCGATTTTTCAGGATCGACCGTCGTAGGCATATAGTCCATGCCCTCCTCTAAAACGGCGATCCGATGCGCTGTATCGAGGCCGCGGTGCCTGGCCTCAAAACTCTCTTTCAGGCGCTCGCCGGCTTCTTTAGAGAGGTTGCCTGGATGCTTAAGAAAGCCACCCGTAGTGGCGCTGTTGCCGAAGAATTTTGCGCCGAAAACTTCAAGCGCCTTGGAGAGACCAATCGTTTCGCGATGAAGAGCGATGGGCGAATAAGCATTATAACCCTCCCGAGTGAGGCCGGGGATATAGAGAATTTCATCTTCCCAGAATTGCTGCGGAATGCCGTCGATGGTGGAGACCCAAAACCACATCTTGCCGTCACGAATCTCCCAATAGAAAAGATCGGGGCGCAGCGGCCAGAGCGCGGTGATTTTACCGTTTCCGTCACGCTCGATGTAACTGGCATGACGCCCCCAGATAAGCAAGTGGGAGACGAGAGCCATGCGGTAGGTAAACGAGGTCATCCGGCTATTCGGCTCATCGTGGAGTAGAAAGTAGAGCGGATGGCGCAGAACCTCCTGGCGGCCGGGTTCAAGGCGCTTGAAAACCTTCCATGGCTGCATGGCGATGGTTTGCGCGATTACGTTGACGCATTTATAAATATCGCCGACGGTGAGCGCGTTGGCCTCATGAATGACGATGCCCGACGAGGTCTGCGTCATGGCGAGCAGGCGCTGGAGCCAGCCGACGGGCTGCGCAATAGAATCGCCATCTACCGAGATCGCATTGCGAATGCGGCCAAAGATGCTCATTCAGCGCCATTTTTCTTCACATCGTTGAAGCCAAAGAGCGCAAGCAATAAGAGGCACAAGCCAACCAGAATAACGCCGGCGGGCGTATAGACGAGCCACGCGCCCCAGCAAATAAGAGCCATGCCCGCAATGCCGCATAGATCGCGAAGGTGATTGTTCATACGGTTAAAATACCCCGCTCTTCGTAGACTGATTTGACTATTTTTTCCGGAATTACGATGGCCCTGGCCAGCGCATTGATTGTGGCCGCGATTCCGTCGATTTTTTCGCGGCAAAGACTCTTGTCGGGCTTGATGCAGCCCGCGGCGTCGGTGGATACGATAACATTGGAAGCCATCCAGCGAAGAGCAGGATGGCCGCCATGCGCGATGGATCCAGTGAGGACCAGTTCGAGAAGGCGTTTGGTTGGCGCGTTAAGGCTCAGAAATCCTTGGCGGATGGGAACCATTGTGAAACCATCGCCAGTGAGCTGCGTAACGATCTGCTGTGCGTTATAAGGATCGTAGGCAATCTCCTGAATCTCATATTCGCTGGCGAGTTCATTGACTTTAGCCCGGATGACGTCGTAATCAATTACATCTCCCTCGGTGAGAATGAAGAGTCCTTGCCGCGCCCACACATCGTAGGGAACCCGGTCCCGTTTGCTTCTTTTTTCAATCGCTTCCTTAGGCAGGAAGAAGAATGGCAACACGCGCCAGAGCGGATCCTCGTCAGTTGGCGGAAACAGCAGTACAAAAGCAGAGATGTCAGTCGTGGTGGAAAGATCGAGACCGCCGATGCAGCGCCGGCCGCGAAGAAGTTCCAGATCGATCTGCTGCTTACAGAGATCCCACTTATCCATGGGCATCCAGGCGCTATGCCCTTCAGTCCAAACGCAAAGCTGAAACCGGAGAAATGCATTCAGCGCGGATGGATCGCTGGCCGCCATGGCAGCCTGGCGCCGCACTTCCTTAATGCTTAGGTTATAACCAATCGCCGGGAGTGCCTTAACCCAGTTGCGCTCATCCTGCCAACTGTTGGGATCCTTGATATCGTCTTCGTCGAGGCCGCAGATCC